TCATCGCCACGGCCTCGACGGATATTCGGAATCAGGAATTACGGTAACAGTAACCGAATCCCGTGGGATCGTTGGCTGGGTCTGCGCTGACGCGCTAGACCCTGCCAACGAATCACGAGTGCGATTGTCGACCCGACCATAGACGTCGACAGGCCATGAGCGCGCGACGTATGAAACGCCTTCCTTTTCCAGCAGCAAGCCGTAACCCGTCCGAGAGACCTTCCAGCCAAGCGCCTGGAGCTCCTGAACCGTGAACAGCTCCTTCTGGTGAAAACTGCTGTCGAGCAGCTCGATATAGCCCATCAGTTCCTTTCCGGGTTTCTTGCTGTCAACGATGGCGGAAGCCCTTACTTGAAGCTGCTTGGCCATGCGGTCGAAGTAGTCAACAGCCGGTAGCTCCTGATCCTTTTTGCTGCCGCTGTCTGCCTGACGATCAACCGACTGCACCATGTCAGGCGGCGGCGGATTCACGAGCCCGGCAGCTACCAAATCAGCCTGATTTGCCGACTGTTGCACGGCCGGCGCAGGCGTTGTCTCGACTCGCTGGGAGCTGGCAGGAGAACCACTGGACACGATGGGCTGATGGAAGAACCCCCACAGATGAACAACACCCCAGATCGCCAAACCCAGCGCTACGGGAGGACCGAAAACCAGCGCCTTAGAGGCCTTCACGAAGTTCGTTCGCTCAGTCGTATAGACCTTTGCGCGGGTGCCTTCGCGACGATGCGACATGTAGGTGCCGAAGAATTTTTCGTCGTAAGAACGCGTACCGCTGCCGGTTTTGACGAACTTCCCGAGCTTCTGTTTCTGGTAAATCTCCCACTTGTAATGCCCGTCTCGACCGATTGCCTCGAGCTTCAGGAAATAGATCACCGTGCGGATCCGGTTGCGGATCAGCTTGTGAACGTCCGTCCGGTCCTGCCCCATGATGATGATGTCGAGCCCGCGATGCCGGTGCTCAGTCCAGAACTTCTGCTGATTGAGCGGCAGCTTGATGTTGCCGCTCGGGAAGTAGTCCTGAATCTCATCCCACACAATCAGCGCGTTGTCGGGGGTCTTGTCGCACATCTCGTTGATGCAGCGCTGCACTTCTCCCGCTTCGCTATCCTGCTCGGCCGGCTCAACGTTCGTCAGCAGCAGGCGGACCATTTCCAAAGGCTGGCCGCTCAGTTCAGCGAGCTTTTCGAAGTTCATCCCCCGGATGTTCGTGACCACTGAACGCCGTTCTTTCAGCGCCGGAATGATGTGAAACACGACCGCTTCATAGCTCTTGCCAGCACCCGGCAAGCCTTCGTGATACTCGATAGCCATAGGTCACCACCAGCCGAAGGTAACTATCTTGCGCATGACCCTGAAAGTCACCGCGCCGACGATGATGGCCAACGCCGTCGATATGCCGGAATTCATGAGGAAATACCCCATATCAGCATTAACGGCACCCATTACCGAGGAAAGTTTGTACTGAGATAAAAAGTCAGGTGGAGCTATTGCATTCAGAACCTTCAAGATCGCTTCAAGAATACCCTTGAGCGCCTTGATTGGAAGGTCCGTCATGAACTCCATAAAGTCCGTGAAGACACCCTTCCAAAACGCCAGAGTTAACCATTTAGGCCACATACGTCACCTCACAAGAACGCGATGCGGAAGCCAAAGAAAGCGGCAGTCCCAATAATAACTGCCGCGATCAACTGCCAAGGGAAGTTGGCGGTACACCACTGATCAAGTTGAATATGAAAAACCCAAACATTGACGCTATAGCGCGGGCAAGCACCGGTTGGCGAATATGAAAGGAACCCACTTACCCCACTGACAGCGGGAACCGACTTAACTTTATTAGCAAAGTCGGTAATTACACTTTCATAAGTGTCCTCGCCGGGCTTGTACCAATCCCCTGCCCCGCCCTCGCCCTCACCGCAGTTCTCAACGCAATCGCCGAGGCCATCACCATCACCATCAGGATTCGTGTTCTTGTCGGCGCAACTAGAGCCCTTGCAGGTCGATGTAGAGCCCGTGACGTTGCCTTGACCGTCAGTGGAAGTGTTCGTGGTGGTAGTCGTCGTGCCGGACTTACAGTCCTTCATGCCGGTGCACTGCGTACGGGTAGCCGTATCTGTCTTAACGGTTTTGGTCGAGCCGTCAGGGTTAACGGTCTTCTCCACCTCAGTGGTCACCGTATTAGTGTCTGAATTGGGCTTTTTGGCCACGCACTTAACGACGCCGTTCACAGTGCCGCAGGTCTGCCCTTCAGTGTCAGAGGTCTTAGTCGAAGTGCAGACTTGCTTGCCGCCAACGGTGGAATAAACACACGGCTGAGTGTCAGTTTTCGTTTCAGGATCGGGTGAAGCTGAACTGTCAGAACTATCGACACCTGGCTCAGTGCCACAAGCTGCACCGGTAAACCAAGCTGTGCCACGACAGCCATAAGCGCCGCTGGTCTTAGTCACGCATTTCTGATCAGCAGTACTGGCTAGGCATCCGCCAAAACAGCCGCTTTGAACAGGCGCGCCGTAGCCATTAGATAAAGCCATATAAGCATCAGGTGCAGTCCCGGTTTTGCTGAACGCAGTAGAAGTACCAGCCTTTCCGGAACAAGTAGGAGGCGGCGGCGGATCATCACACGCACCTGTTGCAGAATTATAAGTCTTTGGAGGAGTGCAAGCTGTTCCGTTCCTATAAGTGGAGGCATACAAATAATCACGATCATCATTATCGCCGTAACGATATACGCACTGAGCACTTCTACCATTCGCCGCCATATCAGCCCGCTTAAAGCGCGGATAAACAGCCTGGCAAGCAGCTACAGCAGAAGGCCACTGCCCGTTAGTGCCGCTTATGGTCCAGTAATAGTCCGCAAATGCGCTAGATGAAAATAACGCGATTAGCGCGACGAAAACCCAAGAATAATTGCCCATGCGCATAACGCACCCCACCCGAAAATAATCATTTGAACGATCATTTGGCACCTCGAAAAAAGAAGGGCCCCGAAGCCCCTCAGGGGATGCAACGCGATCAGCGGAACCAGCCAATGACCTTGTTGTAACCCCACTTCGCCACGCCCGGCAGGACCTTGATCGCGGCGATTGCAGCGATTGCGGCGACGATGGTGCTGGCATCGATCGCGCCCGTGATAGCAGAGAAATCCAGCGCGGCACCGGCAGCAGCAGCCGGACCGGAAGTGGCGGCCAGAACGAAACCGGCACCAACGACGACACCAGCGCGGGACAGCAGCTTGTTGAGCTTTTCCATGATCATTCCTTGTCAGTCTTCTTCGAGGGTTGGTTGTTCGCCGCGGCTGCTCCAGAAGTGCAGGACCGAGGCGAATCCCCAGGCGGTAAGCCAGAGGATCAGGGGGAGTCCGCAGCCAGCCATGAAGGCTCTGGCCACGGTCTCGGCATCAGGGACGGCAAACAGCGCCGCGAGCGTTGGAATGTCGCGGGCTTCCTGAGCCGTCATCAGGGCGAAACCGCCGCAGGAGTCGGTAAGCTCACCAACCACCTGCAGCGATCCGTTGATCACCTCAACGCACGAGGACATGAGCAACCTCGATACGCAGGGCCGGAAGAGTCACCGGAACACAGTCCGGGCAGAGATCAACGCGAGGACGGTCAAGCAGCTCGGGAGCCTGCGCAGGAAGCGCCCACAACTGCCCCATTGGGGCGCCGCAGCAGTCGCAGAAAACGCGGGTATCTCGAAGCATGGCCGCCCTCCTCGATCAGCTGGCAGCGCGAACGACTTGCTTGGCCAGCGGCACGAGCCGCAGGCGCATCTGCAGGTCTTCGAAACGACCGACGAAGAAACTGTCCGGGCCAACGGTATAGAGGCCGGGAGCGTACGGAGCGGCGTTGTCGTCGAGGGTGACTTTGATGTTCTGCGGGTACTTCTGGCCCGGCAGAGTGACGTATGCTTTCTGCTCGCGAATCTGATACGGCTTGCCAGTACGCGCGGAGTTTCCCGACTTGATGGTGACTTCGTTGCTTTCGATCTCGACTTGAATATCCATCTCTCTTCCTCACTGATTGCCCGGCTGGGCGTTAGAAACCGAACACGTCGCCCAGCCAGGGGGTGCCGTGCTCGTTCGATACGGTGTGCCACTGTTTCTCGGGCTTATAGGGCTCCGAGGCGGTGCGTTTATGCTGCTGAATGGCCTTGTCGATGGACTCGGTAAGCTGAGCGAGGCCACCGCTCATGGAGAGTCGAAGGCGTGCTTGCTGATCGGCGCGAAGGCGCTGAGTAGCGCTCATCTGGACGCCCTGGAAACTGACGGTCTGCATGTCAGGCCACCAAGCGCAGATGGGTGCGCGGGGCTTGCGCATGGCGATAGAAGCCCGGAAGCACCAGGTGGTCGCTGGTAACAATTTCCGTAGCTCGACGGACCAGAACAGCCGTGTGACGGGTCACGTCGTAAGGCATGCGAATGTTCAGGCCGACCTTATTAAGGCGGGCCGCGTATTCGGCCATTTGGGTCTTGCTGAAGTCGAACTGAATTCCCGGGCAGTGCATCCACTGCATGGCAATATTCGCGGTCGCATTGGCCGACTGAGAGCTTTTGCAAATGCCACGTTCTTTGAGCGTCTGCGCAATCGTCGTGTAGTCCATACCCATCACCTCAAGCTTCTGATCTATCGCCAAAAATTCCGCGTGAATGTCGCGGAAACGGGACTCATCAAAGAGCCCCCACCACTCAAGGCGCTCGCGCTGCAGGTATTCGCTCTTCAGCTCTTGTTCCATGCGAACAACGCCGTGCGCGTCGCAATGCTCGGCAAGCAACTGCAAATAGCGGAATTCTGGAGAGTCCTCGCCAAAATTCCGCTTGCACTTTGGAAACAAGAACTTACGAATAGCGAATGCCTTCTGATACGCCTTTTCGTAGTGATCGCGAGCCTTCCAATCGACGGTTCGCCCGTCTTCGTAGAGGTGGCCCACCTTGCGCTTCCAGAGCTGGGTGGAAAGCGCGCGGATATAGGCAAGGTCGTTGCCCTTCCCTACCGTCCGATTCGTCGTGAGGTCGATACGACGGATACGAGCACCGTTGCCGACCATGCTCGACTTAGTTCCGTCTTCGCCCTGGCGAAGTCCCCATTCAGTGCACTTCGTGAAGCGCGGCAGGCGTTGAAAGCCATACTCATCGGAATACGAAGTAACGATGTCGTTGAAGACCGCAACGCACTCATCCAGGGAGCGGAAACCGTCGAGGTTATCAAGGCGGTTCACCGCGCTAGGGTTGCCCTTCACGATGAGCTTGTTGCCGTCAACGCGAATCTGAACAACCGTCGAATAACTCCCCTCGTGCTTCCATCCAGGGCAGGTATCGCGGAGACGTTCACCAGTGCGGCGGTCGTAATAGCAAATGCCGGTATCCGACACCTTCGGCAGCACGAACGGGTAAACCTGTTCGACCGTGAGGTAGTCATAGAACATCCTGCTCTGCTGTTCCGCCAT